TTATCGTTGTCTAAATGATCCACGGTGGCGTTTATATGTCGGTCTGCCTGTACCCATCAAATACCTTAAATCGCTATCAGACAAAGACTCCGGCTTTCTGGCAGGTTGTTCTTTTCGCTTTGCCAGCTTCTTTTTCGACCTCTTGGATTTCCTCCCCTCAACCACCTGATTTTTCCGCTTCCATCGCTGCAACTGATCCTTTAAAGTAGAATTCATATCCCTGTAACCCCCTTTAAAAAATAAAAGAGGACACCAAACAATAAAGCAGCTGCAACCTGCCTTAAAGTTTTGGTGCCCTCGGTTTTTCCGTTAGGCTATATATTAAGCTGTCTTATTTTCAATGCACTACTTAAGCGTTATATGGAATTTCTATAACCTCCGCTTCACAATCCTCATCTGTCATCGTTCTTAAAAGCTCTTCATCATAGCCAATTTCTCTTAATAGTTCTCTAGCGTTTTTCATTTAAACTCTCTCCTTTTTCATGAAATGTGCATTAAACGTGTTCCCCGCAAATACAACATTCTGTATGTGATGGTTCTTTTACATAATCTTCTCCTGCCATCGTTGTCCAAATGACATCTGTTATTGGATGATGGCATTTCCCTGATTCTATAAAGCGTTTTTGTCGTTCGCTTTGACGTTCATTCTCGTATTTACAGCGAGCGCACACAATATATTCATAGGCAATAATTTCGCCGAATTCTTGAAAAACCACTCGTTTGTGATAATATACATCGCCTTTCACAAAAGACTTGTTACAACATATACAGTGATTTTTTAATTTGCGGGAAGCAATTTTACGATTCATAAATTCACCTTCTTCGCTTTTTGCTATCTGCTTCTCCTTGTATAATTAATATCAAACCCAATTGGCTTACCATGCTGCCAAACAACCGTTTGTGAGCCAAAGCCGTGAGGTAAATTATCCACTTTGACAAGCTCGCCGTCTTGTACGTAGTAAGTTGCATTCTCCATTAAATCGATTTCTGCTGTCATTTTTTCTAAATTGATTGCTGCTTCTTTCACCAAGACGCCCCCGATCTGTTATAATTTAAGTGTCGAGTTTAAATTAATATGTTGAAAGGCCGGGAGCTTTCCTGGCTTTTTGCACACTTTTTTATTTTTTGAATAAACTGTAAATGTTCGGTTCTATCTACTCTATAAAAGGGATTAATAAGCTAGGCAAACCTCTAACGTCTTCGTACACTTTTCCGGATGGTGCCTCCTACGAAATGTACGAAGACACTTGCGTAACCAAGAGTTTTTCTGGATTTTTTTGTATGTTTTTTCTGTAATTGGACATAATGATCAAAGAAAGTTTGGCAATCTCCCTCCAAGTGTATGATTTATTCGACGACTGGGATTTTTCCTGGTCTTTTTTGTATATCATATATATCGTTTGGATATACTGTCTGTAATCAAGGTCCTTTCATACCACCTGACTATACAAAGACATACACCTTGATTGGCTGGGCGAAAGCCTGGCTTTTTTCTTTTAAAACTCCACTTCTACCTTTAATTTCATCGGGATTTCTTGAGCAATCATTACATTGCGTTGACCAGCTGCTACCAACCCTTTTATGACTTCCTTTGCTTCATCTAAAGTTTCGTACTTTCCGACTTTATAACCTGTGATTGGCTGTGTGGTAATAACTAAATACATATCAATTTGCTCCTTTTCTAAAGTTATTATCATTTGGACATGTAGCAAAATGAGAAGTAAATCCGCTCACTACCTGTCCCTCTAACGTAACAATTGTTTGTCTTTGCATATCAAGCGGCATTGCTTTTCCGGAAGGAGTCTTGATCCATTGAACTTCTGCACCGCAACCCTTGCATTTACTCATTTAAATACCTCCTCACTGGTTGCCAAATATCAAGAAAATTGTATTTTAGTTGCAGAGACAGGTTGTTCTTCTTCCTCGTACTATGTAGTAGCATTAAATAATTTAATCCCAAAAACCACGTAGTTTTCCTTTTGTTCAATATCAGTTATAAAAGTAATTTTCGCTTCCAAAAATTCGCCTGTAAGTCTCTTTTTAATCGGGTCAAATTCCTATAAGAATATGGTGTCCCCTACCTTGAAATTGCGATCTTTCTTCCTGATTTCAAAGTTTTTATTACCTTTTTGAACCTCTTGAAAATATTCAGTCCATATTTTTAAATCATGTGTTGCCATTCCTCTTTCTCCTTCACATTTTTAATAGAATGTGCAGTGGATATATCTAATCAAAACAAATAAATCAGCCAACCTTCTTAAAATTATTCTTCTATGTTAAAGGTTTGTTACTTGTAAAATAATGGTACTACTGATAAGCTTGCCTTTCATAGCTCTCTTGCTATGAAAAGGAGTGTCACTATGGTAAGTGATAATGAACGTCAGGTTTTCTTAAGGGAATTGGATCATTTACTTAGTGAATTAGAAAGATGTAGAGATGCTCAGTTAAGAGCCACCATCTGCGAACATATTTCCTTAGTACGCTTGGTGTTAATCAGTAAATCTGATTAACGCTTTTTTATCCAATTCAATATCTCATATTCTCGATCTTTCTATTGCGCATTTTGTGCTTCCTACTCCTCAACAGCTTCCATTCAATTTCACTCCTTTCTTTTTCAACAAATTGTTTAGCAAATAAATTGAAGTTGACCGCTCGATTCCCTTAAAATATCTGCTCCAAAATCTTCTTTCATCAACACTTCAAAAATGGCCTCAAGTACATCAACCACAATGCTGTTTCCGGCTAGTGCATAGAGCGTGGCATTGCGCTTTCCAGACTTTGTTGGGAATTGCTTTAGCATTAGTTCAAAGTCTTCGTCATCAAACCCCATCAGCCGCCACACTTCCCGTTCAGTCAGGTACCGGTATATTGGTTTATCTTCTAATCTGATAATACCGGCATTCGGACATCGGTCTTGGCGCTCTGTGATCGTCCAGCAGAAGTCTTCAATCACGCTCAGTCGTCGCTTATACGCATCACTTGGCTTCACCGGATTGAATTCCTCGATCTTATTCAGCATCGATGGAATAGTAATCATGTACTGAGGCGCCGTCACATTCTCTTCTAAGAAGCCTTTGATATGACGCATGGGTTTCCGTTTCAACCTTCCGAAATTAAAGGGTTTACCAAGCGTTGATATGCAGAATACCCTTTCTCTGAAATGTGGTATGCCAAAATCTCTTGCATCCAATACATCAAAACTATTCGAATACCCTAAGTCGGCCATATCATGAAGGTATTCATTGAAAGCTCCGACCGTCTTTTTATCAAGAACACCTGTGACATTTTCCCAGATAACTGCACGCGGCTTCCAATCTCCCATATTTCTTATAATCTTAATCGTTTCGTGCATCAGCGAACTTCTGGTACCACTACCTTTGGCTGCTCCGCGCTTCTTTTTATCTTTATCTATGACACTTGAATACTGAGCTCTAGAGTTATCTTGACAAGGGCTTCCATGCACCAAGATGTCCGGTCTCAAATTCCATCCAACGACCGACTGCGGTTTATGCGAGTGGTCATACAGCGCATTGTATGCTCTCACTCTGTTCTCCTGAATTTCTACATAATCAATTGATTTATGTTCAATTCCCAAGTTAATCAACGCTTTACGAGGTGCCCCAATTCCACCAAATAATTCAAGTATTTTTATCAATGTTCTCACCTCTCAATATTCCACACTCCTTATCCAGCAATCTTCCAGCCATTTCGGAGCCGGCTGTTCAGCTCATGACGTTGCAATCGTTCATATAGCCAGACGCGTTGCCCTTCCTCTTTTCGAAAAAGAAGATAGTATCCGGCTTTACGCTTCTTTTTGTTCATTCGCTGCCTCCATCTGCTTCATTGCCCATTGTCTCCACTCTGCCAGCCTGCGTTCCGCTCATTGTTATTCTCCCTTCACTTTCTCGACATACTATTGATTAATGCAAATATTGATTAGGATTTTCGATATCTATTGTTGTTGTGAAAGGCTTCTGGCCAAATTTATTTAGCGAATATGCTTTCAAACGATTGATCTCGTTCCTCATCTTTTCCTGACCTATTCTTTCAATTACTGCAACAATCTGAACAGCTACATTCAGTTCTAAAAAAAGCATCGTTTCTTCATAGCTTTCAATCGCTTCAGAAACAGGTACGCGGAAAAGTTTTGCCCCTGATTCAACTTCTGAAACCAGAATAAAACCACTGATCGGAACAGCACTAAATTTGAAACCACCAACAGCAATTGAATGACCTGCTACTTTGACCCACCCTTTTGTAGTGGACAAATAAAACTCTTCAGCTTGTCCAGATACCTCAATTTCGATTTCCTTCAAAACTTAACACCCCTTTTTATTCGATAGTTTCGGTTTTATATGAATGACTTCTTAAAACAATGACATCTGCTCAAAGTTAGCCGACTCTTCTTCAATAAGCTCCATTTCAAAGGACTCCTCCATAGGGGCTGGTTCAACCGGTTGATAATCCGTAAACCAATGAGCTGGAAAACAACCACACAATTTGGTTAACTGTTCATCTTCAAAAAAGGTGAAGTTCTTTTGATGATCTTTTGCAATCACATAGTAATGCTTCCACTCTCTTCCGGCTTTTTTATACCACTTGGTTGACCAAATCAATTTAGCCTTATAGACTTGCTCATGTTTTAATTTTGGAATGATGGCCGGTGGTTCAGGAGGCCAGTCATCGACCAATTCGAATTTCTCTTTCTGAAAACACCCCATGTGAGCAGCTTCATTCGGGAAACGAGAAACATAGTAATGTGCCGCTCCATTCGGAAAGAGATATACCGTTTCAGGAAAAGAACCAGCGAGCTCTGGATCAACGCACTTTCCTTGCAGCATGTCTGCTTGCTCCTCTCAGTTTCTTTTTCTTCCGCTCATAAGTCTGATACTCTTTCGTTGGTAAAAAGCTCTTATGATCCTGGCTATATGTAAGCAGGCTCAATGCATGGGGGTATTTAAACTCAAACAACTTTCGTTTGATCTTAAATGCTTCTGTTTCCACTCCCTTGATGTCAATCACCTCAATGCTGCCGTCCTTCTTATGCACTTCAAAGTCAGCTACATATTCGATCTTTCGATGAGCGACGCCATTCTTTTTAAACGCCTCCTGCAGCAAGTAGCGCGGTTGAATCCGGAAGAAAAGAATTTGATTGTTTGCCTGTAGCCACTTCAACTGGTCATAGTATTTTGCTTCTGCGAGACTATCAAAAACATGACCGTCTCGCTCCACCTTTTTATTTCCGTACTTTGCTTTTCCTTTAACTGCCATCAACTGACTTCCTTTCCGACCAGACGCTTAGCTTCTTCAAAGCGTTTCTTGAAATCTGCCCGGCGTTTCTCCCAAACCGCCTCTGGCATTGGCCCACAGTTCGGACAAGGCTGAACAAACATCAAAGATCCACTGCCGCCTCTATCAACATGAGTCCCGTTGCATAATTTGCACATTATCGTTTTAACCTCCAATCAATTCCTTCTGCATCCAGTAGATATTTTCCGCATTCCCCGATTAGCCGGCTGCCCCCTGCATGTCCAATCTTGTCAGCAAGAGTGCCGCGATCTTCATTACTGTTAAAAACAATGGGTCTTCGCCTACGGTATCGCTCATTAATAATCGTGTAGTACATTCGCTCGCGCGGCTCTGTCCAGTTCACTTTTCCAATGTCATCCCAAATGAGTACATCTGCCGACAAAGCACCGTTTAAGAGATGGTTATACGTTTCTCCCCCGTCATCCATTTTCTTTGCTTGCATGAGCTCTTCCATGAAGGTTACATCCGATACTGTCAGCACGTTAAAGCCTTCCTTGATCAGCTGCTTAGCCAAAGCAATTTGTAAATGAGTCTTACCGATACCGTAATTGTTATGTTTTTGTTTTAAGGCGGCTCGTTCTGCAGTAGGCATTTCTTTCATTCGCTGTTCCCCAAAGACTGCAAGTAACCCAAAGTTATCAGACGGAATCACTTTCTCTTTCGTGTCACCGTTTTTAATAATCTTAAAGAGTGATCGATACTCCTTTGTTAACTCCAACATTTCTTTCTGAATGGACGAGGTAGTTTCATAGTTTTCAAAGTTCGCTTGAGTAAATTCTTCCGGGATCATCGATTGTTTGAATCGTCGCTTCCAAGCTTTTCGCTCCCGGCATTCACAAGGTTTAGAGAAGGTATACACTAAGTTGTTAGTTGATTTCTTTTGAGAAAAAATCAGCTCCGTATCCTTGCAAATAGAGCACTCATACTCATCCGCCCCAGGCTCTTCTGGCTTCTTCGAGCTCCCGATAGACATCATCCGTTGATTTGCCTTTTCTTGCAGGTCCGCCATGACTTCCGCGATGCTGGTAAACTTTCTGGCCATCGGTGTTAGCCTCCTTTTCTGCAAAATGCCTGTCTAAAATTTTGGGAAGGCAATAACTAAAGCTATTAATCTTGTCTCTAGGGTGTTTAGGAGCATAGCTATCAAAGCAGAATTTAATCCATTCCAATGCTTTATCTACATTGACTCCATAGCTTAAAAGCTCTCGGATGCTTTGCTGGTCTTTCACATTGACGTCAAAGCCGCCAATCCCTGCTAACTCCATGTAATAATTACGTATTCGCTCATAATCGCTTTTCGGAGAATTACCTGGTATTTGTCCCACACTCCCATTGGGCAGCTGAACGATTTCGGTTGTAGGCACCCCGCCAGTTGGTTCTTCGCGCGCATTATCAGCAGAAGCAATATTTATATCTTGTTTTATATCAAGTTCTATATCTTTATTAGAGTGACCATTTTCGGCACCCCCCCTACCAAATATGGCACCCCTGTATTCATTTTCGGCACCCGTGCCATATCTAGCACCCGTGTCATTTTCGGCACTCTTTTTGAATTTCTTTGAATTCCTCACCTTGATGATGTGCCCGTATGGTGTTCGGGTCATTAAGATATATCCTTCCTCTTCGAGCTTCTCAAAGTTTCGTTTAACGGTTGATTTACTGCCACCCATTTCTTTGGCTACATCGTTATATGAAACCGGCTTTCCACCGAGAACGATGCCCAAAAGCTCACCGTCCTCTATTACTTCTTTCGTCGTTGTACTGATACACCAAAGGAACTCCCACAAGGCTGGTCCTATCTTTTTTCTATGTTCCGCTGTCAATAGTCCAGAAAAGACGGGAAAGTAAAAGCTGCTGGGCATCGTATCACCTACTTCCTTTCACAAACAGCGAATCCATTTTCTACTCGTTTAATCATGTAGTCTGGATAGCAAGTCTTCATATATTGCAGTATTAGTTGTTTCAATTGCTCTTTATTTTGAGCTTCATCCCATAGCCTCTGAGGAAGAAGGACGCGGGTTTGTATGATCATTGCCAGATCAACTCACCGATCTCCATCGTGTCATTTAGCTGCTTGGTCATTCGGCAGTAATCGCACTTCTCACAACGAATCGGCTCTGCTTTTCCAGACTTCACGTCAATCAGCCGTTCCATTTTCATTTCGATGTATTCGTACTCGAAATCAAAGCGTGTTACATCGAAGTGCAGCACTGCTTTATTCGGTGGGTTTTCCTTTGTTACAGCCACAATGTAAGGCGTGTAAGTGTATCCGGTGACTTCCTGTAAAACGCGCCTATATAGCGCCATCTGGAGCACATAATCCCATGCCTCCACAAAAGAAACCCAATTATCGTATTTAACTGACCAGTGACGCTTATAAAGGTCCTGTGTGGTTTTCAAATCGCTGAATGATTTGCGTTCATGGTTAATGCTATCCACTTTGATTTTCCAATCTGCTCCAAATAAATGAGCCGTGTAAATCTCTTCTTTGTCGCCTTCCATAGCAAACATGGCGAAGGGATCTGCTTTCAATGTTTCGATCATCCGGTCAGCTGTTTCAAAGTCCGAATACTTGCCGCCGCGAGCTTTAAATATAGCTCCGTTGTTTTCTTCAACGAATTGGCTGAATGCTTCATCACTTTCAAATGCTGCGTGTACATAAGAACCTACCAACAAGGCGTTGGAGTGGGGCTCTGTATAAGCCCCACCCAACTTCCCCATTGTTTTTGCCTCGCACTCTATGAAACTTTTAAATTGAGAAACAGAGAAAAACTCTCGATCAGCTTTGTTCGAATGATAGTTCTCCTTGGTCAAAGTCCATTGCTGTGTCTGCGGCACTTGGCTTCACCTCTTTTTCTGGTTTTGCCTCTTCTTTTTCAGAAGCAGCTGTCTCCTTGTTCTCGCTTTCAAACGACTTAGCTAGATCACTTTGCTTATTCTTTTTAGAAGCGCTCTTATCGAACCAGTCTTCCACTTTGGACATACCGTCTTTTAATGAGTTAAAGATTTTAATGAGCTCAAGATAGTCGTATTCGGTGAACGAATCCGCATTGTAACCAAATTTATCTTCGATCATTTCCTGTGTGACTCTATGCTGTTCTTTGAAGGCTTTCAGAGCGCTTGCTAATCGGTCTTTTAATGGACCCTTGTTGTTCCCGCGTAGTGTCTCCTCACATTCAGCGATTGCCTTATCAACGATGTCTCCTGGAATAATTCCTAAGATGCAGGCGCGTAGTCGGCGAGAACCGTCATTCGCTACCTTTTCATAAATATCACGCGGATCTTCCAGCTTCTTAATGGAGCCCCTTGCTTTCATGGAATGAGGAACAGTGAATACTTTTTCCTGACGGACATTTGTTTCAAGGTCCCATGCATACGCCATAGCAACTGATTCTCCTGGGCGCTGTTCTAACTCCTTCACACCAAATGAAATGTTGCCCCAATTTTGAGCGAGCACTTCAGCTAACCTAATAGAAGGTCCAGTAACTTTTGTTCCTCCACGCGGATATTGATACATAGCAACCTGCGCCAAGGCAGGTCGCTTACAAGAATCTAAAATGCGCTGTTCAGACTGAAAAACATTGCGTGGGAATTGCTTTGCTAGGAAGATAGCTCCTTTAACCTCTTCCATTTCGCGGGAAGACGATGCTTGTCCAAGTACGCTTGGTTGTTGCTGCTGATTAAATTGTTCTGTTAACTGGTTCATTAAATGGCCTCCTTCGTAATGACTGATAATAAATTGTTATATTGTTTAACGAGTTCCTTTAAATCTGCATGCGTACCTACTTCAGAAACTGCTTGAATCACTCCTATATACACAGAATCTAAAGCTCTCTTATCGTCCATATCTGGGAAGGTCTGCTTTGTTCGATTGAAGTGATTCTCTAAACAAATATCCATTCCAATCCGCTCCTCTTGATTAAGTTTTTAAAGTTCGGTACAATATAAGAAACAATTTTGAAAAGCCTTTGACTCCTGCCGTTAACAGGGGTCTTTTTCATTCCGCTGTTTTGAATATTGCTCCAAGATGTTCAATTAGATAATCCTCCAGGTTCTCTTCTAATATGATTTCTCCACCAATTTCAATGATTGAATCACCGACTAAGATTTCATCGCCCATAGCATCAATGCCGCAATGCTCCGGCTGACTAACCATGTTTGCGTAACCTGTTTCCATCGTGCGTTTGATAGCTGGATGTTCAAGATTCATTTGTTTCACCTCTCTTCTCTCTTGATACAGGTATGCGTCGAACACCCAGAGGCATTGCCGCATACCCGCTCTGATGGATTAATGTCCATCGTCAGCAGCCCGAACAGATCCGGCACAGGGGGAGAAGCCCGTTCCGGCCGCTGACGATGAGCACCAAACGTGCCCATCCGTTTATAGTGTGTTACAATGGAATATATCTGAACCCCTTGTGCGGTAAGCTACCCTCAATTAGCTTGCCGCTTTTTCTTTGGAAGCGAAATAACGTTTTTTAGCTTCAAAGTCCACTGACAAAAGCAAAACCGGGTTATCTCTCATTTCCTTACAAATCTTTCTTACTTCAGATGCCTTCATTAAACGACTGGCTGATAAAGTGAAATACATTTTGATCGCTCCTCATTATTTGATTGTTTTTCATCCTCGAACCTGTGGATCTTTGATACTCGCTCAACTGGTATGCCTCTCTCTGTTAGACGCTGAATGATAACTTCTATATCTAGCGCTCTCATGCGAACCATTCCTTTGCCTTCCAAACAACTTTTCTGTTTTCATGCCGCTTTTTTAGTGGAATATTATAGTTTTTTGCTAGAGTTATTTTTAGGTTAGCTAAAGCAGCTTCTGCATCGTAAATTTCATCGGTAACCTGAGCGATCCGCTCTCTTTCTTCTTTGGTTGTTTCACCTGGTTTTCTGTTTAAAATTGGTCTTATGTTTTCTAAAATGGCGATGACCTCTTGTACTTCTCTTACAGCAAAGTCTTCTACAGCAAGCCGGTTCTCCCAGTCAACTGCCTTCCCTCTCAAAACGGGTGGTGTGTAACCCCCAGAAAACTCATGAATTAAGTCTGTTGCATAAGCCGGGCAGTCGTATGCTTGAATAGAAGCCTTCGCCACATCCTGCTGCATCCGTCGTCGGTCGTTTTTAATGTGACTTCCCAACTGTTTAGAAATATTTAAATCCATAGACATTTGCTCAACTGTAAGCTCCTCTTCTAGGAGAAGCGTCTTAACTGCTTCTCCCACTTCTGCAGCCTGTTTTAAAACCAAGCTGATCTCCCCCTTCTGTATCTTTTCTTGAATTGGTAAATACATAAATTGGTAGTATGCTAGATTCACATACCGATAGCTTGCTGTTCTTGATCGCGAATCCAAGCTTCAATCGTTTCTTTAGAAAAGAAAATTCTGCTACGGATTTTGAAGTGAGGAATTTCGTTCTTCCTCACCATGCGGTAAATGGTCTCTCTAGTGACACCGAGATAATCTGCTATCTGTTGTGGTGTAAGCGGTTGAGTAGACATTTAGCTAACCCTCCTTGGAATCCAGTTTTCAATGTAATTCAGCGCTGATTGAAGTTCCTTGCGTTTCACATCTTTGTAGGATGCTACACCAAAGCGATCTCTAATTTCGCGGTGAAGTTCACTAAATAACTTCCGACGGACTTCCTTGTCAGAAGTCGTACTATAAACTTTTGCACCAATCGCCCGTTGTATCCGACGTTGTTCACCATGATCAAGCGTGATCTGCTCTTCAACTTTTTGATCGATTTGAGTGACTAATTTTCGAATTTCATGCTGCTCTTCTTTGATTGCTTGAGTGTCTTCAACCAGATCAGCAGTAGTACGAAGAACAGTAACCAACGCTTGATCTTTCGACATCGGCACAACGTTTTCGGATGGCATAAATGCTTTCGCTAAAACATCTTTTGCTTTCAACTGATAGGACACTACTTTGTTTCGAATGACTTCATCAGAGATGATGCCAGCGTTAATTTTCGCTAACCACAAGGGCATAAATTCGAGATCAATACAAAGTACATCTTGAACACCACTATTTGTAGGGAGTTGCATTTTTGCAATACCTTGAACCAGCACTGGATCGTCGCTTAGTTTCCTCGTTTGGTTTTGATATTGTCCTTCTGTTAGCTGCATTCCTTGGCAAACCCATTTAACGGCAGCATAGATTTTCTCATTGTTCGCTTTGACGACCACAATTTCATCACCATCAAAGCGGACGGCTTTATGTTCAATTGGTTGCAATTGATTCAAGTTGATCACTCCTTAGATAGCTTTTTTTGGATCTTTTTGCTTCAATACGGGACATTCACTCGTAAAAAAAAGAGTCCATTCAAATTCCAACACGTTAGCAATTCTTTTTGCTGTTTCTACACTTGGAGATCTTACACCGATCTCTATATTAGAATAAGCACTTCTACTGACACCGGATAACTGTGATACTTCATTTTGTGTCATTTCTTTACCTTTGCGTATATTAACTAACCATGACCTCAAAGTTAATCACCGCCTTTCTGATTCGTTTTGAAGCATTTTATAGTTATATCTTAATGCTTCATTTCGAAGAAGTCAACTATTTTTTGATTCACTTCGAAACAAAATATTTATGTTTCAAATTGAAGCGCTATAATATTAATGAAAAGGAGGGATGAGCGTGCTTGTTGATAGGTTAATCTCATTAAGAAAAGCAAAAAAATATACACAGCAGGAATTTGCTAAACATTTAGGAATACCTAGGAGCACATACTCTAACTATGAAGCTGGTAACAGAGAGCCTGATAATTCAACCCTCAAGCTTATAGCTGAAAAACTTGAAACAACCACTGACTATTTGCTCGGGAGAACTGATGATTCTAAACCAAGTGAAGAAGAATTTAATTCATTGGCAGAAATTAACCGAATGGTTAAAGAATACGGGATAGAAAGCTTTGGCTTCTTTGACATAGAACAGTGGAAACAACTTTCTCGAGAAGATGTTGAGGAAATTAGAAAACACTTTGAATGGGTGGCCCATAAAGCCAAGGAGCGAAATGAATCCGATTTCGATGACTAACTTGTGCAAGGAGTGTTTTTGTGCTTAGTAATTACCACACAACCCCTCTTGAAGATTGGGTTACTCAACTTTACATAAAATTAGAAATTTTCCATCCTAGTCAAATTGATGAAGAGTTTATTGCTAAGAAATTAAGAATCTTTCTGCACAGGAAACCACGTCCGTCTTTTTTTGAAATAGTCGGCAACTATCTGGGAATTACAATCGACTGTAGAGCAACACAAGAAAAGCAGCGAGAAATGTTTTTCCATGAACTCTGCCACATATTGAGGCATTGCGGCCAGCAAAGTATTATGCCTAAGGCTTTTCGCGATTTACAAGAGTGGGATGCTCAGAACTTTGTAAAATATGCTGCTGTTCCTCATCACCTATTGAAGTATATTGATTTTGACCAGCATGACTTAGAACAGCACATGGCAGAATTGTTTGGTGTAAGTACAGAACTCTGTAAAACAAGGATTGAACAAATTAAAAACAGAAGCTACTTCTATTCATCGACAACACGCAATAGCGTGTCTTTATTTTAGCTATTTGATGGTACTTTTTTCATTATTTGTATTACTTATCTAGTAAAGAGTTAGATAACATGAAATTTGCTTTTGTTTATAAGAAATATAATAAATTAACTAATGTAATTAATTAGAGGTGATGTAACCAAAAATACTAAGATGAAATTTAAAGGTGGCAAACCTGCTGTATCTGCAGCTCTTTATAATGTAAACCCAAAGCTTGATAGAGATGTTATTGTTTATGAGAGAGAAGAGCCCTTTTGAGGGTTTTTCTTTTATAAACTAATCGTTATGACTGCAGTTCATTATATGTTTATCTTGAAGGTACCTAAATAAAAAGGAAGCGAATGATTTTTATGGTTACTCATAACAAAAATTTAATAAAAAAAATACGTATTAAAAAGTTTCGTAAGCTAAAAGATATTGATATTGATATCGCCGAGAGAATTACTGTAATTGCTGGCCACAACGGTATCGGAAAATCCACAATTTTAGGATTAATTGCAAATGCTTCTGAATTAAGAGGATACCAAAGTTACTTTAATAAGGTTTTTCAAAGTAAGTTCAATGAAATCTTTCATTTAGATAGTAATCATGATTACACCAAAAATAGTGATGAAAAATACTCTGTAATTATTGATTACTTGTATAAGAACACTGATGTATACAAGATGTGCACTGTCTCTCAAAATGTCGATAGATTAAGAATAGTTCCCAGAAATTCAAATTCTGCGGGAAAACTAATTGGTTCACAAGTTCTCGATATAGGTGCAGACGCTAAAGTTCCTATTCCAACTCTTTACATTGGAATGAGTAGAGTTATACCCATTGGTGAATCGAAAGAGGAGCACTACTCTCTAACTCATAGCAATATTGATGAACAAGATATTCATGATTTAAATCTATGGTTTAAAGAAATTATTGGTGACGAGGAACTAGAAGATGACAAAGTATCGAAACAAGACTTAAAATACTCCACCAAGAGATCTCTAGGTCCCAGTTTCAAAGATTATTCATACAAATCAGTATCCCTAGGCCAGGACAGTTTAAGTACTATATTAACAGCTATTTTATCTTTCAAAAAACTAAAAAGAGAATTAGGAAAGGATTATCATGGCGGGATTTTAGTAATTGATGAAATTGATGCTTGTTTACATCCTTCAGCACAGTCAAATTTAATAAGAGTAATTGATCAATGTTCTAAGAGTTTAAAGCTACAAATTGTTTGTACTACTCATTCGCTAACTGTAATTCAAGAAATACTGGGTAAACAGATTACTACAAACCAAAATCCAAAAGACGATAGATTGTACTACAATGTGGTTTATGTCCAAGATACTGCCAAGCCAAGTGTTATGGATAATCCATCATATTTAAAAATAAAGAATGATATGTTTCTGAGGTTTAACCTTTATCAAGATAACAAACATGATGTAAAGATTTATTTCGAAGACGAGGAAGCTATCTTCTTTTTTGATAATATTAAAAAAAATACGGAACAGATTGACACTGAAGGTTTACGATTCGATAAAATCTGCGCTCAAATTAGTTGCGATACCTTGCTGAAACTTCCAAATAAGGACTCCTATTTTAAGAGTGTCTTAATCTTACTTGATAATGACGTATTAAATTCACAAATTTACAGAGAAATCATTTCAGAAAATGAGAACTTGTGCGTTTTACCAGGTACCGGTTCTCCAGAGGAAACTATTCATCAGTATCTATTAGAACTAGTCAAAAACACCGATCATCCCTACTGGAAAGACAATCAGGGAATTATTACTGTCCAGGCAATTAGAGATAGAACCTTAAAAACTATAAAGGATCTTCTCAAACGAGATTCTGAAAAAAGAAAAAGAGAGATTTACAAAGAATGGTTTAAGGAGTTCAAACTAGTATTTGAACAAACTAAAATTATTACCTATTGGATGAATGACAACTCAGAAAAAATACAAGAGTTCATAACTAGCTTTAACCAAGCAATAAAATATTTAAGGACACATCAAATTAAAAATGACAAATAGCTTCTGGCCAAGTCAGTCCTTTTCTGCTACTCTAAAGTAGAGGTGATAAAAGATGCCGAGGCCTACCCTCACGCCATTAAGGTATCCCGGTGGTAAAGATAGCACCTATGAGTATATAAAACATTTGGCTCAGCTTAATAACATTAAAACTTATATTGAGCCTTTCGCGGGTGGTGCAGCAGTAGCCATCCGTTTGCTTGTTAACAAAGATATTGATCAGATAATAATAAATGATGTTGACAAGAGCATTTACTGCTTTTGGAAAGTAATTGTTGAAAATCATAAAGAGTTAATAGAAAAAATATACTCCACGCCAGTTAACATGGAGGAATGGTATAAACAAAAAGAAATTCAAAAAAATAAAGAAAATGCAGATGATCTAAGTCTCGCTTTTTCAACCTTGTTTTTAAATCGCACCAATAGATCTGGCATTATAAAAGCAGGGGTGATTGGAGGTAAAAATCAAGATGGAAAGAATAAAATAGATTGCCGATTCAATAAAGAAAAAATAATTGAGCGTATAGAGCTAATAGCTTCTATGTCTGATCAAATTCAGGTTTTTAATTATGATGCTAAAGAGTTTATAGAAAAAGTAATTAAATTTACTCGTAAATCACTTACATTTTTTGATCCCCCTTATTATGATAAGGGGCCAGAACTATACACAAACTTTTATCAACACCTTGATCACGTTGAGCTGGCCGAAGTGATTAAAAAACAAATGAAAAATCGTTACTGGATTTTGACCTATGATATCGCTGAGGAAATTGAATCTTTATATTCCAACCATTCTCCTGAAAGATATTACCTTAATTACTCAATTGCCAAGCCAAGTAAAGGCAAAGAATTTATGTTTTTTTCTAATAAAATCAATAAAGGATCTATTGAAAATTATTTAAAGATTGTTCAAGATTAATTATCACAAATTTTTCCATTACCCCATCTTTCATGAGACGGGGTTTTTATTGTAAACTAACAAAGAACATACGTTTGTAAACAATTTTTGAGGTGAAGTCAATGATCCATTCTACATTGTTAGAAGATTATATTTTCTCTTTATATCAATCTATACATATCTACACTCCCGATCAATTGAACATGAAAAAAATAGCTAGCAGGATAGGTGTAGACATCGAATATATTGATAGCAGTAGTAAAACTCTATATCCCCCACAAGAAACCATAATTCTTATTGACCGGCGTTTATCTTCCCAAAAACAATGGCAGGACTTTGGACATGAACTGGGACACTTGTTAAGGCATTTTGGGAGCCAATTAACTCTCCCTCCTCCTTTTATCAAGATGCAGGAATGGCAAGCAAATAATTTTTATGTATCACTTTTGTGTTCCTACTTTCATGTTGGAACACATGTCATTCCCTTGGAGAAAAAGTGAAGTCATTGAAGTGATTTCAAAAACATTTAATGTTGAATATGAGTTTGCCGTTCAGAGGCTTGAACGCTGGATATTGCAGAAAGAGAGCTCTTTATTCTATGAGAGAGTTTTTGATCTCAATTGTCATTATCAAGTTGAAGCTATCGATCAAAAAAATAATCAAGAGGTGTTTTAAAATGTCTATTTTTGCAGAACGTTTAAAGGACTTAAGACTTCAAAAGAAACTTTCGTTGATAGAACTTTCTCAAAAAGTGAATTTGAGCAGGGATGCTTTAGAAGCCTATGAACAAGGCAAGCGAATTCCCGATATTTCTCAAGTATCAAAACTGACTGATTTTTTTAAGGTTTCTTTATGTTATCTCATAGGCAAAGTAGATAACCCTACTGAAATTATTGATATTTCCGATGAGTTTCAAGGTTTTCACATTAATGGTATCCAGGATTTATCCGAAGAAGAGATAAAAAAGATTTGTCTTATGTCCAGCGATGACTCCCTTTACATAGAATGGTATCTCGACAATACAGAAACTGAAGAGCCAAATTATTTTATAGAGGACTGATAATATGCTTTCTGAATTCGAAATCAAACGAGCTGAAAAATCGAGACAAAAAGCTTTAAAAAATTCTGTTAAACATGAATTAATTAGAATTCCTGTTTTCGAAAGAGTATACATGAAAGATGGTGAACTCTATGGAGAATTCCCTGGCAATCCTATTCCTAGGAAGCTTAGCGATTATGCTGCTTCAGTTGATAACAATGAGAAGGATTAATTTTTTTACCAATAAACAGAACGTATATTCTTGGTTTTAGCTAGATTTGAAAGCTGTATTTCAGGCGGCTGTTCATGGAAGATGCAGCTACTCTTTTGTAGTTGCATCAGGATTGAATAATACAATTAAAGCCGAAATGATAGAAAACAAAGGGAGGTAATCACATGGCTAGTATCGAGAAGCGCGGGAAAGGCTCCTATCGGCTCACTGTAGAGCTTGGATATGATCATGAGGGCAACAGGATTAAAAGACGAAAAACAGTGAAATGCAAGGGAATTACGGAGGCTAGAAAGGAGCTTGCGAAGTTTGTTACTGAAATAGAAAGCGGAGAATACATTACACCGGAAAAAATGCTCTTCTCCGATTTTGTAGATGAGTGGCAAAAGCATCACGGTGTTAAAGAACTTGGCGAGCAAACTTTAGAAAGCTATCGTATGTATCTTAAAAATCACATTCTTCCATTTTTCGGTTCTATGCGGCTAAGTGATGTCAAACCGATCCATGTAATGAAATTTCTAACGGAAGCCAAACGAGTGAACGGGCAAGGAGAACTTTCTACCGGCAGCAAACAATATCTTTACCGGATTCTTCGTGATGTTTTTCAACGGGCAGTGGATTGGAAGAAGATTAAAGAGAATCCAGTGGCCGCAATCAAGAAACCAAGAGCGAAAAAGGGAGAGAAAAAAAGACGGGCTGATGTCTATGACGAAGATGAAGTTCGGGAGTTATTTATTGCAGCACAAAGCGCTCCCTTGCACTGGCGTGTATTTCTCTCACTTGCTCTGGCTGCCGGATTAAGGAGAAGTGAATTATTAGGCATAGAATTATCTAAAATTGATACAGAGAAACAAGAAATTTTTATCGATCAGGCTATTGTTCGAGGGAAAAATGGAAAGCCTGTTATCAAGAGCACTAAGAGCGCAGCGTCAGAACGACTAATTTCTTTGCCTGCTTCTGTCAATGCAGAGTTAAAACAATACATTACTCATTTGAAAAAAGAGAGGTTGAAAGCCGGAGATAGGTGGGTAGAAAAAGAACATGAGTGGCTCTTCTGTAATATTGATGGGACTCATTTTTATCCAACAACCCCTTCTACCTGGTGGCGGCGATTTACAGAACGAGTTGGTGTCCGTTATATCCGTTTGCATGATCTGCGGCACACGTCAGCTACTTTATTGATTAACCAAGGTGTACACGCAAAAATTATCTCAGAACGTCTCGGCCATGCTGATATACGAATCACCATGGACACTTATGGACATGCATTAAAAAAAGCAGATCAAGAAGCTGCAGACAAATTAGATGGGCTATTTTTAGACCAAAAAAAGCAAGGTTAA